TATTGTCAGATGCTCAGATGCGTCATGCAGAGCAAATGGCGAAAGGCGAAATTGAATATAAAGCAAAAGTTATTGAAAGTAATGACAATGGATTTAAGGACGAGTTTGTTCTTATTCTCGTATCTATTCCTATTTTGTTATTGGGTTGGTCTGTGTTTTCTGACGATCCAGAAATTCGTAATAAGCTAGATACTTTTTTTGAGTACTTTAGCAATCTACCTTATTGGTATCAAGCTATTTTTATTGGAGTAGTTTCAGCAATCTATGGTTTAAAAGGTGCTGACATTATGCGTAAGAAATAGTATGATGTCCAAATGGACAAAATCAAAACTGATGCAGTAATCACAGATTTAGAATTACAATTAGAAACAAGTAACAATCCTTATGGTTCTTTTGTTAATTTTAAATTTATAGATACTTTCCCAAGCTTTCCAAAATTAAATGACATGATTTTTGAAATTAAAAAAAGGCATGATGTTGATTTAATTAATTATGAGTATTCTTATACAGGAATACATGAAGATACCGATTTACAATATTTTGATATTGTTAGAAACTAGGGCAGTTCAGAACCAGTTAAGGAACCACCCTAGCCAAACTACTCACTCTCGCTTATAGTTCTATTTACTAACTTCAAAGATTGTTAGTAAAATTCATTTAATCTATTAATTTCTTGTTAGCTTTTCTGTAGCTATATTATTAATAGATTGTTGCTTCAAGTTTTCACAATAGCTATGACCATTCTTCGCTTCTATTTTACAATATAGATATACTTTCTTTTTATCAGAAAGTTGTTTCTTAACACTTTTATATCTATCATCATTAGTAGCTTTTACTTTAGCTAACGAAACAGAAAGTGATTCATTAGTCATTTTTTCATTAACCACATAATCAAAAACCTCTTGCGCCTGATCTTTAACTTCATCATAATCTATTTCTGATTTGATAAATCTTTTATCAAGCGCATCAAGGTATGCGATTATCCTATGAGGATCAAAAGATTGTGGTCGCATTGTGATGTATTTAGCTAACTCGTTTGACATTAACCTAGTTCTTGTTCATACATTTCTGGGTTAAAATCAGTTGCATTTTCTTTAGCCCAATCTATTTCTTCTCTTGGACTTTCTGGCAACTTATCATCAGTAAGCTGAATACCTTGTTTAGCTTGTTGATAATTTTGTTGTGGTTGTGGTTGAGGATTATAACCAGCTTTATTAAATGGTTTAACCATATAGCAAGTTACAACTTGTTCCATACCATCGCCATATTTTGTTGGCTCGTTTTGTTGCGTTTTACTACCCCATTTAAGAACATGCCCAGATCGTACATACTCTTGTACTTCTGGACTGTTTAACCAATTGGAAATCTCATTAATTCCATATAGCTTTTTAGTTATGCTACATTGAAATTGAGCCTTGTTTGATGAGGCTTGATATTCCATTTTTGGTGCTTTGTTTCCTGTGCTATATAGCTTTAAAGAAAGCCCACAGAATGGTAGTCGTTGCGTTTGCATTTGTGTCATGTTTTATCCTTATTGTTTCTGTTTTTGTTTTTTAGGTTTATTACTTTCCATAGCTAACATCATATATTTAGCACCAAGAAAAGCATTAAACATTTCTTTATTTAAAGGAAGTTCCTTAACTTCAATCTTGCTATCTTTTTTAGGCAACCTAATGATTAAACCTTTAGCAATTTTTTGTTTAGTTTCTTCCTCGTAGGCATACTTATATGCATTTAACTGTAATGTATAATCAAATGATATATGATTACTTGTTTTAATATCTGCTAAAACAAGATTGCCTTGCTTGTCCTTTAGAACAAGATCAAGAGTACCAGCATAGTTATGTTTTTTAGAAAATATTTTTTTTTCTAATTCAACTACTTCATACTCTTGGGTTTTCCACCAATCTAAAAATAACTGAAAGCAATTAACAACTGCTTTATCAGATTGGTTAGGAATTTTTTTACCTTGTAGGAAATCTTCTATCAAGCCATGAACTACACTTCCAACTAAACCAGCATCATCTTTGATCTTGTCAGTTTTATTTGTAGCTTGATGTATTATTCTTTCAAGGGATACTCTGTCTAATGTTTGACCACTATCCATAATATTATTAATTGAATCTTTTATCTCTCTTACAGGAGTATAAACTAACCAATTAACTAATTGAGGTTTTGGAATACCTTTACCACATATTCCTGTTACACTTTCAACTTTCTCGCCATTGCAATAATAGATATGGTTTTGATCATCAAAGTCTAACTCGATACCATTTTTTAATTTATGTTTAATGTACATGTTTTCCTTTTCTAGTTTAGACGCTCTATTAATTGTGTAATATCATATCTATAATATTTAGATAGACAAAACAATTTAGAAACATCAGTTTTTATACCTTTCTCAAATTTATATAAATCAAAAATTGAGTTAAAGTACACTGGGTTATCTTCTACTACTGCCTCGGCAGTAATATCTTTATTAAGTCTTACATTTTTAAATTTAAGACCTATTATCTGATTTAAAAGTTTGGCATTGGGTTTTTTCTTAAAATCCTCTACCATTCCTTTAACCATATAATCTGTTTTGATTTGTTTATTCATATTTTCCTTTCTAGTTCAAAATAGAATGACCACGATTGATTAAACACTTTCTAGTTAAAGCTTCGTATTTAGTATCCATCGTAGGACTTACTGACCAATATAAAATATTACTAACAAAATTACTATTTTTTTTAGCAATAGTTTCACAATGTTGTAAGTCGTTGGTTAATTCAACTGCTTGTGATTTATCAAATGTACCACTACGACCAGCAGTATCAACAACAGGATTATACGCGCAAGCTTGTACGAATATAATTAAACATAGCATTTTTTTCATATTTCTCCTTTTCTATTTTTAGCTTTTTTAAGTACTCTTCCATTGTATCGGCTTCTATCTTATCCATTAATTCCATAACCTCTACAAAATATGGATTGTTATCTCCAAATGTGTAACCTTTTTTTATAGATTCATCATTTATAAATTTAAGCCTTTGTTCCTTTACTGACATTATGATCTCCTTTCTCTGCATATTCTTTATCTAGTAAAACTATTTCTTTTTCTATTTTACTTATTAGCTTTTCCATATCTGATTTTAAATCATGATAAGTAAGTAATCTTTCAATTAATCTTGCTTTTTTAAATGAATGATTAATGTCTTTATCTAAACTCATATTATTACTCCTATAATAAATCCAACTACAAAGCATAACCACTCTCGTCTATAATAAAGTTCCAATGCTTTCCAATCAGATTTTGATTTTCCAAAAATTAACATATTTTACCTCCAAAATAATTATCCCAAAATAAATCATCATCTTCTTCTCTAGTTTTTATTGTATGATCTCTAACTTCTTTTGAAATTAAACCACAATTATAAAAGTCATTAAGCATATCTTCAAAAGGATAATGGGTTAATCCATCTTCTTTTGCCACATTCCAACGAACTAAATTATTTTCAATAAAAACATCTTTAAAGTTTTCTACAACTTCATCAATTGTTTTATTTGCTTCTAGCTTTATAGTCATATTTACCTTTCTTGGTGGGGCTATTAACCCCACCGATTTGTTTATTTATATTCTAGCTTGTATTGGATTATTTGAAAAGATAATCAAACCACCAAGTTCTTGTAAGAACCTTGCTCTGTCATCTGATTTTTCTTCGTCATTAGCTAGATTGGTTACAGCATTAGCTAAGTCATATTTAGAAGTAACAAAAGTTTCTCCTACATAATGATTTAACCTTTCAAAGATACCAGCACGCTCAACATCAGATAAACCATGTTTTTTAGATAACACTTCTATTTGATGTGAGTTGATTTTTTTCTCAGTAGCTTCTTTTAACTTATCAAGGTTTTCCTGAAATAATTCAGGATTACTAATAAGGTCTAACTGCTGACCCATTTTATCAACAATGGTTTTCCACTGTTCATCATTATCTACATCAATAATCATTTTACCAACATGCTTAGCATAGAACTGATTTAGATATTCTGGTGCAACCATACCATTAGTACATACTAATCTATAAATAAATGGCTTAACTACTAAAGAGCCACCACCTATTTCAGAGTTAGTAATAGTAATACCACCTTGAACAAAATCGCCTTCAACTACTTCGCCTTCAAGCTTTGGTAAAACAGCAGTAATGTTCATGGTATCTCTATCGTAATGTGCATACTTTAACTCAGCACCCATATCCATTAACCTTTCTAATGAAGCATTAGCAACTACATCGCTATCAATTCTTTTATAACGATTAGTCAATACTGCTCTACACTCATTAATAGGTTCTTGATCATAAGTTCTAAGCATTAGTTCTCTATTCTTATTATTCTTAATCCAAAAATTAAGATTATGAGCAACTAAATCTTGGCTTACAGGTAAGCATTTTGAAATATACCTATGACCAATTTTTAATTTACTACATAAGTTATTAAGAGAACTATCGTTTAGCACATATTCTCCTTGTGATAAATGATCTACTTCTATTGTTGGATAAACAGAATCATAATCATTTACATTAACTTTCATGCCTTTAAGATCAACAAGATAATCTCTTTTGTTTTTTGTATCTTCATTGATGTTATTAAGCATATCTTTTATGTCTTGACCTTTTTTCATTGTGTTTCCTTTTCTAGTTATTGTTAGTGTTAATCGAAAATGTTTTTTCTTTAAACAGTTCCGAAGTTATTGGCTCTCCTTTAGAAAACCAAATTCTTGTCGTTAAACCATAAATGCTTTCATCATAAAAATATGAAGCATAATATAGTTCTGTATTTAATTGTAAAAGATAATCAGAAAATTCTTCAACTGATTTAAACTCTTTAGTAATTAAAGTGTTATTATTTTTTATATTAATTGATCTCATATTAGTTACCATTCATTAATATGTTACCTGATCTTCGTTTAGATTGAATACTAAAAGTATAACCATACAAAGTATAAGGTTCGCAAACTTTTAAATCCCATATCTCATTAGTCATTTGATCAATAAAATAGTGTAAGTGAACTACAACATTTTGCCTTAACCATTTTCTAAAATCATCTTTACTAAAAAATGATTTAGTTATTCTAGTATTACCTTTTGTAATATTAAGTCTAATCATATTTACCTTTCTAGTTTTTCGTATTGATTATTTAGCTAACATCATCAGTATAACTTGCTAAAGGTTATAGAAACTATTTTATAAAATTTTCTACATCGTAGGTCTTACCACACTTTGCGAGGCACCCCTTGGATTAACGAACAACCTTGATATTGCCAGAGTAGGTTTGGAAGCTACTTTTACCGAACAAGGATACGAGGTGCAAAACTTAGAATTACACGCCCAAGGCTCTGAACCGATTTTTATGCGTTTATAGAAGAGTACCGATTAAACATATTCTATATACAAAAACTATGCCTTAAATAGAAGTATAAGTAAATAACTATCTTTTAAGTAAATACTCGCTTTTTTAGAATAAAAGTCATAAAAAAGTAAAATTTTATTCTTACTAGTAAGGGTTTTATAAGTAATAGTTGATTTAATGTTCAAATCGGTTAATAATAAAGTCGAGTGTATTCATTATGCTCCCTTTCTAGTTATAAATGGGGAAAGTTTATACCGATTTCTTTCCCCACTAACTCACAGGAAAACACATGGATAATAAACTAAGAATAGCTTCAATGCTTGTTGCTCATAGGTATGCAAAAAATTTAACACAAGTTCAAGTATCAAAAAAAATAGGTGTTACATTTCAGCAAGTTCAAAAGTATGAAAGAATGATTAATAAAATTACATCTGATAAATTAATTGAGTTTTGTAATTCTTTAGATGTTAAATTACAATCATTTCAAGATGGCGACCCTTTTCAAGTTCTAGATGGTGCTGATATTTCAATTTTAAAAAAAGAAAAAGCTTTAAGCATAATTGAAATACTATTTAGCAAATATGAAAAGCCTTTATTATTAACTAAAGAGATGGAGATGACAAATGATCAAAGTGCAAGTAGATAAAGTATGGCTAGGCAAAGTAAGTGTAAGAGATTACATTTATAAAAAAGCTTTAAGATTAAAAGAATCTTTAGGGATTGTTCATGGTAATGAATATATGTTTATTCCTTACGAAAAATTAAAATCTGCAAAGACTTACACACAAGAAAGTTTTAAAAGTAAGTTTAATGGCAAAGAATATAGGCTTGTGGATTTTGATTGGAAGCCTTATAAAGAAACAAATACAAATCAAAGGAGTTTATTATGAGTGGAGAAGATTTTTTAGATATTCCTAAAACTGATGAAACTCAACAATCAACACCAGAAGAATATTATTTCTCAAAATCTAAAAACCAATGGATTATGGTTTCTGATATGTCAGATATGCATGTTCGTAGAGCCTTTAAAAGATTATTAAAAATGATAAGGCTTGGAACATTAGTAGAACTTTCTGATTATAATGGAGATACTAATAATAATGAAATTCAAGTAGAATTAAATGCTATTGAAAATCATGTTTTTAAAATAAGAGATAAGTTAAGTGGCTGAATTAAATAATATACATTTTGAAATTATAGATAGAAATAGACATAGAAGATATGAACAAATGAAAAAGCAAGACAAAGAAAGATTTGAAAAGTTAAAAAGAATTGGTTGTATTGCTTGTTCTAAAAAAGGTTTATTTTCTGAACCTATAATTCATCATATTAGAAAACATACAGGATTAGGATTAAGACCACCACACGATCAAACTATTCCTTTATGCCCAGAGCATCATAACATGGGAAATGAATCAGTACACTTAAACAAAACAAAATTTGTAGAACTGTTCGGATCAGAACTACAATTATTAGACGAAGCTAACGAAAAAATCAAACAACTAGAAAAGGAAAATATATTTTATGACAAAGGAAACGAATAAATTTCATGCATTACAATTATTTACAGATACATTTACTGCTGAAACAGTACATTTAACAAATGAAAAAGTAGGGATTTATATAAGACTATTAAGTTTTGCATGGACTAAAAATACAAAGCCATTTACAACTGAATCAGCTTTTAGAATATGTCATTGTATGAATGATCAGTGTTGTATTAATGTTTATGAGGTTTTAGAAGAATTTTTTAAAGTTGAAAAAGAATGTGACGATAGAAACCTTAAAACTTGGTACCATAAAAGATTAGTACAAGAACATGATTATTTAAGCGATAAATACAAAAGAAGATCAGAAGCTGGTAAAAAGGGTGGTCTAGCAAGAGTTGAAAATGCTTTAAGCAAAACTCAAGCACCTATACCTAGTCCTAAACCTATACCTATAAATAAAATATATGACCAATCATTTGAAAGACTATGGAAAGAATTAAAAATAAAAAGAGGATCAAAATTTAAAGCTTACAAGGAGTTTAATAAAATTAATATTGAAGAAATTACTAACGAACAAATTGTAAGTATTTATAACAATCAAATAAAAGGTATAGAAGAAAAAAAATATATCCCGCATTTTGCCACTTGGTTATCTCAAAGAAGATGGGAAATTGAAGAAGATAACGATATGCCAGATTTAGTTGATAGGCTTAAAAAACTAGGTTATCAACATTTAGGTAATGAGGGAAATTTTGAAAAATTCACTAAAGATGGTAAAAACTATAAAATTGATATTTATGATGAAAAACATCAAATGCAATTAGTCCAATGATGGCAATATTAAGGATTTTTAAGTATTGCAGAAAAAGGATTATTGCATTAAGTATCGAGAATAGACAATTAAAAATGCAATTAGAATACCTTAGAGCCACACTAAACCAAGATGAACATACAAAGCATTAAATATGGCAGAAAAAAGATACAAGTCAGGTTTGAAATATTAAAAAATCTATATGGATATTTTGAAACAGAAAAAGAAATACTTGTGATTGATAGTAGAGTAAAAGGTTTAAGATTATTTAATACAATAATGCATGAATTATTTCATTTAATAATACATTATTCAGGAATCAAGGTGCATGACAAAGGAGAAGAAACTATTGCACAAGTAGTAGGAGATGGCTATGCAAAGATATTTAAACAAAACCCTAATCTTTGGAATATTTTAACTAAACTTATAAAAGGATAAATAATGGAAATACAAGAAATTAATATTGATGAAATTAAACCATACAAAAATAACCCTAGAGAAATTTCAAATGAAGCAGTTGAAAAAGTTGTAAAATCAATTAAAGTTTTTGGATATAATCAACCTATTGTTGTAGATAATGATAATGTTATTGTTGTAGGACATACTCGTTGGAAAGCTTTAAAAAAATTAGGTAAAGAAAAAGTATTTATAATTAAAAAAGATTTTACTAAAAATAATGCTGTCGCTTATAGAATAATGGATAATAGAGCTAATGAAGAATCTAAATGGCAAAATAAATTATTAAAAGAAGAATTAAATTTATTACAAGATGAAAACTTTGATCTTGATTTGACAGGCTTTGATGAAACTGAATTAGATCAATTTTTTTTACCTAAAGATGAAGATAATAAAATAGGGGATATTGATTTAGATATAGCACAAAATGATGTTAAAATGATTCAAATTTTTTTTAATCCAGAACAAGAAATAAGTTTTAAAGAAGCTATAGAAAAATTATATGAAAAATATAAAGTAGATAATATTTCTGATGCAGTTCTACAAGCAGTTGTAAATGAATCAAATAACAGTTAAACAAATACTTTCAGACGCAAAGATAAAAGAACTTGAAGGTAATTTTGTAAATGAAACACACATTGAACATTTAATTACTAAAGATACTATAATTGTTAATGAGGATAATGATCTTGTTGGTGTACTTATTAAAAATGCAGTAGATAAAAATATTTTAGATTCTTGTAGAACATCATTTAGAAAAGCTAGTAAAAGGTCATCAAACAATAGAGGTATGGCATCAGGTAACCTTGAAACAATTTATAAAGTTGGCGATAAAATAGGCGATAGGGTTATAGGTAAAATTGATGGTTTTAGATATACACCTATAAACATTAAAAATGGTAAATTATCTAATACAAGTTATGCTTTAACTGTTAATAGCAGTACTGTTGGATTTAGTGATCGTTATCCTAGAATACCATATTGCAGAACAACAACTTTTACTCAAAAAAATTTACCAGAATATAAGAAAATGATTCCTTATATTTTTAAAGTAAATGAAATTTACAATAAATATGCAAATAAGCAGTATATTAAACAAAAAAAATTAGCTGAATCAACTAATCAAGATTTTATTATTAAAGATACAGCTTTTACAACTGTTACTGTAAATAGAAATTTTAGAACAGCTTGTCATTATGATAAAGGAGATTATAAAAATGGTATGGGAAATTTAGGTGTTTTAAGTATTGGGAACTATAAAGGTGGTGTTACAGTAATACCTAAATATGGTGTAGGATTAGATGTTAGAGATGGGGATATAGCATTATTTGATGTTCATGAGTTACATGGTAACACTAAACTTGAAAAACGAGGTTATGCTGAAAGAATAAGCATAGTATGTTATTTTAGAGAAAAAATGTTGTATTGTGGAAACTCTGATTATGAATTAAAAAGGGCTAAGAGCAACACAAAAACAATGTTCACAGAAGAAGAAAAAAATAAAGCTGATAAAATATTAAAAGAAATTGATGGCTAATATACATATAGCAATGGCTAACACAGTAGCAAATAGTAATATTTATCCTATTTTTATACCATCTAAAAATCGTGAAGATGGGAAAACATTTAACTTACTTAAAGATTTAGATTGCGATAAATATATAGTTGTTGAACCACAAGATTTTGAAAAATATCAAAAATACAATGATAATTACCAAGTAATTAAAATTGATAAAAATAATCAAGGGTTACCATATGCTAGAAACTTCCTTAAAAAATTTGCAGAAAGTAAATACGATTGGTTTTGGCAGATTGATGATGATATTAGTCAATTTTTTGAAACTAAAAATAATAAAAATGTTAAAATAAACCCTGAAATAGCATTAGATAAAGCACAAGATTTATTTAAGGTTTTGCCTGTAGCATTAGGAAGTTTAGAATATCAACAATTTGCATGGAGTCAAAAAAAGGACTTTAAACTTAATAGTTACGCTGATTGTGTAGTTTGTTTTAATACTAAAAGAACTAAAAAGTATAAATACGATAATAAACAACAACTAAAACAAGATAGAGATTTAGTATTACAAATTTTAAACGATAAACAATTTACCATGAGAACTTGCAAAATATCTTTCGGTGCACCAACCATGGGTACTAATAAAGGTGGGTTACAATCTATTTATAGGGAAAATAAAGAAAAAGACGCTGTAGAACACTTAATCAAAAAGTGGGGTAGCAATTTAATAAAGATTCAAGTAAAAGATCAAAAGCAAGGAAAACGATATGATGCTAAAATTAATTGGAAGCATTTTAAAGTAAATTTAAACATTTAAAAAGGACATAATGGCACGACCAATGAAAAAAGTAGATGAAGAAGCTATCAAAAAATTAGCCCAATTACATTGCACTTATGATGAGATTGCAGAGTTTTCTGGAGTATCTACAAAGACTTTACAAAGGAATTATGTCCACCTTATAAAAAAGGGTAGAGAGATGGGCAGAATTAGTTTAAGAAGAGCGCAATTTGAAAAAGCATTATCTGGTAATGTAGTTATGCAGATATGGTTAGGAAAACAACATTTAGATCAAAAAGATAGAATAGAACAAACTACATACAACGAGCCTTTGCCATTAATTATTAATGCTAAACCAGATGAAATAGAAGATGGCAAAAAATAAAGGTAATGTATTCGGTGCAGTTGTTGAATACACTAAAACTGAAAAAGGTACATCTATTGGCAGAAGACCAATAACAAGCACAATGAACAAAAACAAACGAAGACAACAGAAAGCAAAGTATCGTGGACAAGGAAAATAAAAGAAGCAACTTCTATCCTACAGGAGAAATTATAGATTATAGTTTGCCTCAATCATTTACTAAAGCATTAAAGGGTGCATCATGTGGAGATTGTGGGCTTTATAGTAATGCTAGGTCATTTTGTGGTAGATGGGGCGCTAAAGGTGTTAAAGATACTTATGTATGTCACGAATGGCGAAAACGACACTTCAAAAGATAACAGAAGAATTAGATACTCTTGCTAATCTTTATAATAAAACACAAGATAAAAAATATAAAGTAGCTTGGTATAAATTACTCGATAAACTAAAATATCTGTGATATTTATGCTTCATGGCTAAATATAAAAACAGAACTGTAAAACTTAACAAACCCATGCGTGGAGATGTTAAGAAGTTTAAAGTATTTGTAAAGAATAGAAAAACAGGCAGAGTAGTCAAGGTTAATTTTGGCGATAAAAAGTTATCTATCAAAAAGAATATTCCAGCTAGAAAAAGATCATTCATGGCGAGGTTTCGTCCTATCTTGGCTAAAGCTAAACGATCAGGCAAACAATTAAATACAACTCCTGTATATTGGGCAGTTAAATCATGGCAAAAAGGTTTTAAAGTATAATGGATAAGATTGTTTATAAATTCTTTGGCTTTATAGATAATTGCTTTGCATGGATAGAAAGTAAATTTAAAAAGAAGAAGAAAAAATGAGAGATACTAAAGCTTTAGAATCTTTTAGAAAACATGCAGAAAAAAAACTAAAAGAAATGAATTTAACTAAGTATCTTAAAAAAGAAGTTGAACATGGTGCTAATGGTACTCAAAAGTATGTAATTAAAAAAGGAATTAACAAGGGCAAGATAGCTAAATAATATGGGTAGGATTATGAACTATTACTTTACAGGAATATTGATTTTAGGATTTGTATTTTTAGCATTTTGTATGAAGCCATTATGAAAATTAGTGAAGATACAAACATAGGATTACCACTTAGAAATCTAATAGGCTTAATTAGTGCTATAGTTATTGGTGCATGGTTTAGCTTTGGAGTTATTGAAAGACTTAATCAACTTGAGACTAAAAATCAATTATTTGAGCAAGATTTACTTGAAGCATCTGTTCAAAAACCCATAGATCAAGAGCAATTTATGTTATTAGAGCATATTGCTGAGGGTTTAGAAAAGCTAACAATTAGAGTTGATGACATGATGAATAACAAAGTTAATATTGATAGATTACAGCAAGATGTTGAAAGACTTAGAATTGATACAGAAAAATTAAAAGATAGTGTTAGAGCCAATATTGGTAGATTAAATGGAGATCACTAATGGTAGGTTTTGTATTTGTATTATGCTTATTTATTAATGGCGAGTTAGTTGAACATAGAATACAAGATAGTTTATCTACTTGCTTAAAGATGAAAAGAGAAGCAACAAGAAATATGAATATGGATAATAAACAATTTATGTGTGGAGAAGTACAAGCTGAACTAGAAGAAAATATAGATGGAAGTAAATCAATTAAAAATATAGTATCATCTAAATGAAATTCGTTTTAGCTTATACTATCTGCTCTGCAATTACAGGATTCTGCAATACTCCAGCAGTACACCCTGTAAAATTTGACACATGGACAGATTGTACTAAAGCTGGTGCTACTGTTACAATTAGAGTTACTAACGAGTATCAACAAAAATTTAACGAGGACAAATTATACATATCTTACTTTTGTAATGAAAATAACCCTAACAAAACCCCAGCATAAAGTTTCATCAAGTAATAAAAGATTTAGAGTTTTAGTATCTGGTCGTAGATTTGGTAAAACTTATTTATGTATTACTGAAATGATGAAATACGCAACACAGATTAATAAAAAAATCTGGTATGTAGCACCTACATTTAAAATGGCTAAAGAGATTGTATGGTCAAACCTTAAAGATATGCTTTCTCAATTTAATTGGATAGAAAACATTAATGAATCTAATATGACTATTACGATTAAAAAAACAGGCAGTAAAATATCATTAAAGGGCTGTGATAATTATGATAGCTTGAGGGGAGTAGGGTTAGACTTTTTGATACTAGACGAATTTGCTGACATTGAAGAAAAAGCTTGGACAGAGGTATTAAGAGCATCTGTATCTGACACCGAGGGAGATGTACTAATGTGTGGTTCTCCAAAAGGCTATGGTAACTGGTCGTATAGAATGTACCTTAAAGGGCAAGAGGGCGACAAGGAGTGGGATAGTTTTCAATTTACTACCTTGCAAGGTGGAATGGTATCAGAAGCTGAAATAGAGCAAGCTAAACAAGATATTGATATTAGAACTTTTAGGCAAGAGTTTGAGGGTACATTTGAGAACTATGCTGGTAGTGTTTATTATAACTTCCACCCTGTTGAAAGTGTAGTAGATAAACAAATAGATTGGACAAAGCCATTACATATTGGTATGGACTTTAACGTGGATCCCATGTCGGCTTGTGTAGGGCAAATAGAAAAAGATAAAATATATTTTTTAGATGAGGTTATAATTTATTCAAGTAATACTGATGAAATGGTAGAAGAAATACGCAATAGATATGGAACAAAGATACCTATTTTTATATATCCTGACCCAGCTTCTAGACAAAGAAAAACTTCTGCTGGTGGTAGAACTGATTTAAGCATATTACAAAACGCAGGATTTAAAGTTAAATGTAAATTAAAACACCCAGCTGTTCGTGATAGGATAAATGCTGTTAATAGCAAACTTAAAGATTCTAATGGGAATAGGCATATTTTTGTTTCCAAAACTTGCAAAACTATTGTAAAAGGATTACAACGACAAATATACAAGGAGAATACTAATATTCCTGATAAGGAAGATGGCTTTGATCACATGAATGACGCAATAGGATACATGGTAGATTTTTTAAAACCACTTACTACACAGGCACAGTTTTCTCGACCAACAAGATGGGCAATAAAATAGTATGGCATACACTAGAGATCAAGCATTAGAAACTCATAAAGATTATTCAGAAACTATTAATAATTGGGAGTATTATATTAGATCATACAATGGTGGTTATGACTATATGATTGGTCAATACCTTAATAGATACAACCTTGAATTAGATAACGAATTTAATCAAAGATTAGCTAACACTCCTTGTGATAATCATTGTAAAAATATTATTCAAATTTATTCATCATTCTTATTTAGAGTTAGACCAAGTAGAGATTTTGGCTCTATGCAAGATGAACCTAGTTTAGAATCATTCTTAAAAGATGCTGACCTTGAGGGTAACAATTTAAACTCAGTAATTAAACAAGCACAAAACTATGCTTCTATTTATGGTCATTGTTTTTTAATGCTAGATAAACCAAATGTAACTACAAACACAAGAGCAGAAGAATTAGATCAAGATATTAGACCATACTTGTCAATCGTTACTCCAGAAAATGTTTTAGATTGGAACTTTGAAAGACAATTAAATGGTAAGTATGAATTAAACTATTTAAAAATTAGAGAAGAAGTAGATAGGGAGGGTGGAACCTATATGCGTATTTGGTATCCTGATAAAATAGATACTATCTACATGGCAGAAAGAGAAGAACCAAGATTAATAGATTCAGCGCCAAATACTATAGGCAAAATTCCAGCAGTAATTTTATATAACTCTAAATCACATAAAAGAGGTGTAGGTCAATCTGATTTAACTGACATAGCTGATTTACAAAAAGCTATCTATAACGAATACTCTGAAATGGAACAATTAATTAGATTAACTAACCACCCATCATTAGTTAAAACTCCAAGTGTAAATGCAAGTGCTGGTGCTGGTGCAGTTATAGAAATGCCCGATGAAATGGAACCAAATTTAAAACCATATTTATTACAACCATCTGGTCAAAATTTACAATCTATTATGGATTCAATAAACAACAAAGTAGAATCTATAAATAGAATTGCACACACAGGGGCAGTAAGAACACAAAAAACAGGTATTAGTTCTGGTGTTGCTTTACAAACAGAATTTGAATTATTAAATGCTAGACTATCTGAGAAAGCTGACAACTTACAAATAGCAGAAGAACAACTATTTAGATTATATGCTTTATTTCAAGATACTACATTTGATGGAGAAATTAATTATCCTGATAGTTTCAATATTAGAGATTATGCTACTGACCTTATGTTCTACCAACAAGCAAAAGCTATTGGTGTTCAATCTCCTACATTATCAAAAGAAATTGACAAAGAAATAGCAAGAGCAGTAGTTGATGATGATGAAAAATTAAATGATATTTTTGATGAGATAGATGTAAAGTCAGAAGTAGGAGAATTTACACAAGACGAGCCACAACAAGAAGATCAAGAAGTGGAAGAAGAAGAAATTTAATGAATGTCAGATATAGTCAAAGAAGCTACAGAATATCGTATCAAGCAAATTGAATTAGCTGAGGCTAAATATTATAAAACATTAATAGCTACATTAGATAGAATAGAACGAGAAATAGTTTCATTAGCTAATAGACTTCCAACTAAAGATGGTAAATTAATTGAATTACAATCAGCTATAGCAATAAGACCAAGAATAAAATTTATATTAGAAAAGGAATATCTAGCATGGTCAGATACAGTTGTTAGAGAGGGTTTTAATAAACAAGCTAAAAGAGTTAATAAATCATTTAAAGCTATATTAGAAAAAGCTAGAATAAGAAATAAACTTTCAGCAGAAGATTTAGCAAAGTTTTCTGAATTAACTAAAGGCGATCTAGCATTAGTACAAAATTTAAAACAACAATATTTTACACAGTTTAAAGATGTATCTAATACATTTACAAGAAGATTATCAGAAAAGGTTTATCAAAATACATTAGTTGGTAGTGATTTTGCATTATTAGAAAAAGAACTTAGACAAACAATTAATGGTATTTATGCTAGTGCAGATGATCCAGAAGCACAAAGACTTATAGAGTATATTAACGAAAATAAATTTGATAAATCTAAAAAATCTTTAGTAGATAAATCAATACAAACATTACAATCTAAATTTGCTAGAGATCGTGCTGGAGAAAACATGAAAAGGTATGCTGGACAGATTTTAAATGATTCCTTGAGAGATTTTGACGCAACCCTTAATTTTAATAAGTCAAATGATGCTGGATTAACTTATGTTAAATATTATGGGGATATAATACCAACTACTAGAAAGATTTGCAGAAATGTAATTAGTGGGGTATATGATAAGAGGAAAAGTGGACTTTTCACAATTGATGAAGTCAATGAACTGTGGGCAAGGGAAAGTTGGAAAGGCAAGAAGTCTGGAAATCCTTTGGTTGTTCGTGGTGGTTATAATTGTCGTCATCAATGGTCATATGTCAATCCAGATTGGTATGACAGTAATGGCGAACTAATAATATAACAATAGGAGAACAAATGTCCGAAGAACAAACAAATGTTGCACCAGAAGTAGCAACTGAAACACCAAAAGAAGAAGTAAAAGTAGAAACACCAAAACAAAATACCTTTACTCAAGAACAATTAGACAACATAATCAAAGCTAGACTTGAAGCAGAAAAATCTAAATACGAAAAAAAACTGCAAGAAGAAGAAAAGCAAAAACAAGAAATCTTAAAACAAGAACAACTTAAAGAAGCTAAAACTAAGCAAGAGTTAGAAAAGATTATGCAAGAAAGATTGTCTGAAAAAGAACAAGAACTTTTAAAGTATAAAAATCAAATTAAAAAAGAAAAGGTTGATAATTCAATACTATCTGTTGCATCTTCAAACAAAGCTATTAGCCCAGCACAAGTTGTTGCTTTACTAAAAGATGAAGTAAAGTACACAGATGATGGTCGTATAGAAATAGTTGATAATAATTCTAATGTACGATATAACGCACAAGGAGAACTACTTACAATTGAAGATCGAGTTAAAGAGTTCTTAGATAGCAACCCACACTTCCGTCAAGGGTCTCTGTCTGGTTCAGGAAGCCAGAGTGCTATTGGTGGTAAAACTGTTAAACCTTTTAATCTACAGGACTTGGACTTAA